ATTAAAGCATAGCCCACTGACAAATGCAATTACCCAAAGGCTTTTCCTAGCGCGGCGAAGCTGCCATCTGTGTTGAATCGGATCATCTCAAAGCTTGGATTGCCACGCTTAATAGTCATAATTACTGCCCCAGCTTGCCAATTGGCATAATAACCGCCCTTAGCCAGATAGCGCATCTTAGAGATATTACATGTATGACCTACCTCTATACCTACTAAAACCCTCTGTAATCGGCCATTAAAGGCCTCTGAGTGGCATGTGTAGCCCATTCTGTGCGAGTGCCCTGCTATACAACTTTTGCCCCACCTTTTTGCGATATTCAACGCGCTTGAACCGCCGACCCTAGACAGGTTGCCCTCATCCCCATGGCAGAGTACAAACTCAGTGCCGGGGATCTCATACGGCTTTTTTGCAAAGTAGATCCCAAGATCCTCATAGCCCATAAACTTTTCATATTGCAGCTCCGGTAGAGCCATCAAACCGGGGATCTGACTTACTGCACTAAATAACCTATCACCATGATTAGATCTTGAAACTACATCTGTCTTTAGATCATACAAAATATCTTTGCAAAGATCTCTGTCAGCATTTAGTGTTTGTTGAAATGACTCAGCTTTACCTTGACTGTATTTAGAGATTGTATTTAGGTCAAGCTCATCACCTACATTTAATACAAGGTCAAACTTAAAAGTATTTACTAGCTTTTTTAGATTGACAATCGCCTCATCAAATTGAAATGGTACTTGCAGATCACTACAAATTAAGTAGCGTGCGTTAAAAGACTTGTCGCGCTTAATCTAATTCCTCATCATCATCCCATGGCTTAGACAAAGGATCTTTTGTATCTACAATCCAATCCGGATATGCAGACCGATCCATTGCAAAAGCTAGGCTTGTACTTTCATCCATACCAGCTTTGCGGCAAGCAAGATAAACTTCATTAGCTGCAATAGCCCAAAAATCTAATTTAGTTAAAGGCGTGTCTTTAGTTGTGCGCCTACGCTTTGCTACTTTTTTTACTTTGCGTTTAGTTGCCATGAGCTAATCATAAATCATAAAACACCGGAGATAGCCCTGTGGACACCTTCCTCAAGACTAATCTTTGGTGTGTAGTAATCACTCATCATTGTTGGATCACCTACGCGGTAGGCCACCCCTGCCGGCTTGTCAGCCAATATATTAAACCTAGGCATCTTTGTAATTCCAAGAGTTTTTAAGGCTATCTGTGATAGCTCAAGGAAAGTGGTAGGTCTGCCTGTACAAAGATTGACTGTCTGATTGCAGTTGTTTTGTGCCATAGTCACTACAGCATCTACTACATCATCAATGTGTATAAAGTCCCTAGTAGTAGTTGCCCTGCCCCATATATCAAATGGATTTGAGTTAAGTATTGCCCTCTGCATTATTGAAGGGAAAGGGTAAGTCATATCTTGGTCAGTGCCGTAGCCACTAAAAGGTCTGAGGATTAAAACCTGTGTACCCATCTCACGCAGGTAACTCATTAACATCTCACCTGTTAATTTAGCCCACCCATAGCTCATATCAGGTGCGCCAATTTTCTTAAAGTTTAGATCTTTTTCTTTTAGCTTATGTTTTTTGTTTAAGGTTTGTAGCTCTGTTGGATAGGCAGCGGATGAGCTGAAATAAACTACATAAGGCTGCTCTGTAACCATGCACCAATTGGCAAACTCAGCATCAATGGCAAGATCTACAGCTAAACTTAAAGGCTCATTTTCTATTTGTTGCCGGCCACCTACAACAGCTGCAAGGTGTATTACAAGATCATATTTTTTTGTTTCTAACTTAAAAAAGTCCCGGCAGTCTGTACCATTTTTTAGATCTACTAAAGTCAATTGTGCATAAGGTAAGGCACGCCTAAAAGCTCTGCCTACAAAGCCATGTGAGCCGGTGATAAGGACTTTCATTTAAGTGCATGTACAAGATCTGCATACTCTTTAGATCTTAGGTAAGTTTGCAAGGTTAGTAAATCTTCTTCATACCATTTAACTTGATTAACTCTTTCATAACCTTCATCCATCTCAGCTTTACCAGCTGCCGGGTGCAGGTGTTCAATGATCACATCTGGTAGATAAACAAGACAGCCAAGATCTATTGCTAATTGTTTTACAAAGTTATCAAAATACAAATGTATGCAACCGGGAAAAGTAATACCTCTTAGCTGATCAACAATATCTCTGGTCATTGCAAAAGCTGTAGGCAGGTTTTGTCCTTGCAAAAGATCATCACCATAGGCAATGCCGGTCTTACCTAATAACGCTTTTTCAAAAGCCTTGTCCCAATCCAGCGATCTAGGCAGGTGATCATCACCCATAAAAATGTACAGATCATAAAGAGGGAAGCGACTGTAATCAAGTAGATGCACCGCAGCATCATTAAGAGCTTTGGCGCAACCGCCTGTCTTATTGTCCGAAGGCAAGCATTTATAGTCTTCATTTTTTGCATACTCATCCCATTTCGGATCATCATTATCTATTACAGCATATAGATCTACAGATGCGTTTGTGCCAACAAAGGATGCAGCTAGTCTGGCCATGTTTTCAGGTCTGCCTCTAGTTGGCACTATCACGCAGCTTCTCATAGGAGAAGGGTATGCAGGTTAGTTTTTAGTTATGAGTATTTCATAAAGCGTGTCTAGCTTATTTTCTATGCGCCTGACCCTGCCCTCTAAATTATGCCCACCATTGTGGTCATCTTTAAGCTCTGACAAATAGTGTTTGACTATCCACCGAATACCTGCAAAAACAGAGGCAACAATTGTTAAAAGAGCTACTGCGAGAGCGGCCATGTCATTGGCACTCATTAGCTGTTACGGCCAAAGGCCGTATCTGTGCCATCAAAGTATCTAATCAAAGGGGCGACTAGCGCACCTGCAAGGATAGATAGCTCAGGGCGTATGTCAGCTACTAAAGCCAAAGCTGTAGTGACAGTGGCAGCGGCTACGCTGCGTGCATAAGATTTAACAATTGCCTTTTGTTTTGCACTTAGTTTCATTTTATTCCTAACTGTTTGATTTTATTTTGCACCTGAGTTTTTGTCATGGCTAACTCAAAGTGCATCTCATCCTTACGCCTCTTGTAGTTGCCGCCCCAAGCCAAGCCATACTTAACTAAAAGCAATTGTATAGTATTTGTTTGCTCTTTTGTAAATGTATTTGACTTACCTAAAGGGTGTTTTGTAGCGTTCAAATCTACAGCTGTACCGGATGAGTGATTGCTTAAAACTTTATCTGATCCTCTAGTCATCCTAAAAGCATAACCCCAGTCATCTAATTGACCTTGATCAATAGGCTCTACAAGCTCATGAAACTCTTTACAAAAGGCAACAAGTATTGGTGCTACATCTTTTGCACATGCAATCTTTAAGGTTGTGCCTACGATACTAAAAGATTGTATGCCTATAGCTTTGCGGTCTTCACTCGCCGGCCAGCCGTTCGGGCTTGTCAGCTCAATGATTTTTGCCATGACCTAACATGCTTATGAAAGCAAAAGCCTAGCTTCGGCCTCGGTGATACCCAATTTTTTTAGCAAAGCAGACTTAGCTATAGCATCAGCCGCCTTTTGTGCTTCTTCTTCTGCCTTTTGTGTAGCGTATTGTTC